CTTTACTTTTCAGCGATAACTTTGTTCTCGAACTTCTTGTATGCGTCCAAATACCACTCTTTTTTGTCGCCGTTGTATGTGAGTTCGTAATACATTCCGTCAGGAAGTGTACTCGAAAGAAGGTATTTCCAGTTCTGAAGTGCTTTGCATTTCCAAACTGTATATACACCAAAATCTGGCTTTTCGTCTGACTTGTCAAGATGTTCCTCGATGTACTTTGTTACGATTTCTCTTGCTGTCTGGTCCATATTTTTACTCCTTTACAAAACTTGAATTGTGAAGTCGCTGCCGAACATCACGTCCTGCTGCAATAGATATACAGCATTAATGAGTGATACGACCATATCGACTTTTCCGTTTGATTTCTTCTTCGTAACGTATAGATTTCTGTTCGTGTCGTAGGTGCAGCGTGCGTTCTGGAAGTTGATCTCGAGCAATGGATTTTTTTCGTACTGAAATTCTCCACTCAGTATCTTTTCTTTCAGGAGCTTTGTCGGTGGGTGCAGGGTGCTTGAATGTTGACGAATCTCAACAAGGTTGTGACCTTCTTTTTCAAGCTTCTGTGCCGTGCTGAGAGCGTTCCAACGGTCGAAGCCTATAGCTTGTACCTTTACGCCGTAACGTTCCTCTAACGATAAAATAAACGATTCTACGAAGGTATAATCAATAACTTTATCGCCACAAGCCATACACTTGGTTGTATTTTCTATCATATTGCGATAGTCCAGCTTTTCCGAGATCGTTTTTTCGTCGATTCTGCCTTCTGGAATGAAGGCGAATACATCTGCTATGATGTTATTATTTTCATCGGCTGTTACCATAGCGACTGAAGTATTATCGTTCGTTTCTGATAAGTCAAAGCCGACGTAAACAGTTCTATCCTTCCAGTCGATATGACTTGTACGGCACTTCTGGACTGCTGCAACGTCGATATACGTTTCTGTTCCAATGCCCTGATAGATAATATTACAGTGCTTTGTTACGAAGTTCTCACGAGCTTTGTCAACTGCTATTGCGTAAGCTCTTTTCTTTTTGAGTTCTTCCCATATCTCAGGGATTTCAAGTGCGGCTGGGTTTGCCTGCTTCATTATGAGGTCGTCGCTTATCCAGTCTTTTGTGTTATCTGGTTCGTAAAGAAGGCTGAAAACAGTTTCGTCCTTCTCGATTTTGTCAAGTACCTTCTTTGAGTACGATACATAGTCCTCAAATGGGTTGTCTATGGTCGGATATTTTGTGCTGATGATGAATCCGAGACGATTCTTCATATTGATCTGACCGGAACGCATTGCTTCAACAGGATAGTTTATAGGCAATGCCCCGACTTCATCGGCACAGAATACGTTCGGCATACGAGAATCCATTCTCGATGTTGAATAGCTCAAAGGAATGAACTTCGACAGCAGCGGCTTGAATGATATATAGTCTCGAAGAATCTTGAATCGCTTAGTATTCTTGAATTCATATATCGCCGGTGATGATCTGAGCGTTTCCGATATTGCTTCCTGTATTTCCTTTGACAGCGAACCGTCAGGAGCTACGGAGTAGAATTTCGAGAACTGCGGCTCAGTCAAAAATGCGATAATGAAGATCGTACCGACTGTATATGTTTTGAAGTTCTTACGGCAGATTTCAAGCAGGCAGGTTTCGTATTTCCTACGCTTTGTATCGTCTCTATGGACCGTACAAAATACTGCGATATATATAAACCATTGATACCCTGTTGAACAGTTGTACAGGCTTTCTCCGGCTTTCAATCCCTTTGGCATATTGAGCAGTTTCAAGATGTTCTCGACCTGCTGCACCTTTGCTTCCGAGACGATATATTTTTTGTGCTTCCCTTCTGCTATTTTCAACCACTCTTTCATTTGCAGCTTGACATATTTCGGAGTGGTTTTTTTCCTGATGTTCTTTTTACAGTATTCGTAAGCTCGATTATTCTCCACTTACCTCACCGCCGTTGAGTATCTTCAGCAACGGGTCTTCAGATTCGTTGTCTGAATCTTCAACGAAGCCCCTGATTATTTTCATCAAGGTTGCGACTGTCTTGTTTGCTGAGTCGGTTGTGCGGTTATATGCGTTAATAGCCGGATTGTCATAAAGGTTCTTTCGACCCTTGACATATTCCTTCGTAACAAGCGTGCCGTTCTCCTTTAGGGCGATTTCAAGGTCGTTCAATATTTTGATCTGGACTTGATACCGCTTGAAGGTTGTAACGAAAAAGAAATTACCCTGCACGCCTGATTCTTCAGCGATTCTCAGGATTTCCTGCGCCTGTTCATTAAGATTCATTTTCTCGCTCATTCTTTCGCCACCTTTCGTTGAGTATTAGAGGAACGCCGTTGTTCCAACTTATTCTGTGATGTATTCGTCGATGTGACGTTCCCATACACGATATTTTTACGAATGACGGACATAGTATAACTGTGTATATGGTTTTCAAATACGTTCCGCTATCGAGATATACGTCGGTCATACCGCCTTTGTTCTTCTGAGTTGTAGCCTGATTCAACATTATGTCTGCGATAGTCAAATATAATCTGCCTTGCGAGCCAAAATAACAGTATGTGTTTACGTCCTCATTTATACGCCCTTTGAATTCAAAGCGTCTATCTGTGCGGCAGAAAAAGCTGTTCATTGCTTTTCTTTTTACACGTTGCTTGAATATATCACCGTTTTTCCCACCGATATAGTCGCCGCCCTGAGCGAACGCTACGGTGTCTGCATTTGTAGCATTTAAGAAGTCTATCATCAAATCGCACAGCTTGTCGAACTGCTTGACTGAGACGTATGCGAGTTTATCTTCGTTAGGTCTTGCGAATCTGTATTGAAAGTCAGTATAATCGTCGTCGAGTTCGAGGAAATAATCAACGCCCAGCTCCTTTGCTATATCAAAGCAAGCGTTACGAGCGTATACAATTGTTCTTCTCTCTTCCGAAAGGTCCATAGTGTCAAATGTCTTGGATATTGCCAATTTGTCAAACATTATTACGTTTTCTTTTCCGAAGTTCTTGTAATACTGCTCAGCTTGGTCGTCCTCGTTATCAATGACAAAATATATCTTTGCTGTGCAGCCGACTTTTTTCAAGGTCTGGAATGTTACTACGTTATCAGCTCTGCCGTGCGTAAGAATGAATATCGCAAACGATTTATTCTTCATCTTCAGCCCTCATTTCTTCCAAGTCTGCTGAAAGTTGAGCATAGCCGTATGCGATTGCATTGTCGAAGTCTATAATCACCAATATTAAATGTTCCATAAGCTCTTGCATTTCCGGAGTAGCCTGTGCATAATATTCAGCGATTTTCTTGTAGTTGAATTCGTAAAGCCTTCTCGTTGCTTTGATTAAAAAGTCTTTTTCTTCTGGACTGACCTTCGATTCGTTGATTTCTTCAAGAAAGCTGTCAGCCTTTGCGGTGTCAACAAGTTCCCAAATGTCAGGACATTCTCCGGTAGGTTCGTACTGAGGAATATCAACCTTTGTCGAGTATTGTGTTCCTTCTCCGGTATCTATATCGTTGTCAAAATCCACGTTGATTTCAAAGTCGAACTGCGTCATATCAATGCCCTTGATTCGTTCCAGCTCTTTGTTGAGTATATCAATATCAAAGCCGGTATTCATCGTAAGCTGATTGTGAACGAGTATGTATGCTCGTTTCTGTTCTTCCGTCAAGCCTTCAATCCTGATACAGTCAACTTCTTTGAATCCCAAATCTTTTATTGCCATTAGTCTGCCGTTACCTTCGATAACGACGTTGTTCTCGTCTATGGCAATCGGGTCATTGAATCCGAATTCAAGTATTGATGAACGTATTTGTTCAATCTGCCTTTCAGGGTGTAGCTTTGCGTTATCTGCGTAAGGTATGATCTCGTCAACCTTAATTTTTACAATTTGCATTGTGTAAACCTCCGATTTTTAAGCGTTAGCGATAGGAGCGTTTCAGAGCCGTTTTAATGCGGCTTTATGTTTTATAGTGTAATTATATTATGATATGATTTGAACGCTGTTGTGCGTCAATCTGAGCGGTCGTGAACGATTTCACAAGTTGTTTTCCAAAAAATCTATGTAAATTTGCAATTTTTGTAAACAGACG